TGATTTGTAATCAGTGGGTTGCGGGTTCGACTCCTGTCACCAGCTCCAAAAATAAACGCACGAACGATAAAAACAAATCGTCCGTGCGTTTTTCTTTTTGCTTAAAATGCCTTAAAATCTCCTGAATGAGTGTGACAATCTAACAAACAATCTAACAAATCAGTACTTCATCTTCTGCATTTCCTGCAACAAATATGTCGGGTCGTTGTGTGAAACATACTTGTTTGCCGTGGTAGAAAAATTTTTGTGCCCAAGGATTGCCTGTACCGCGGTCTTTTCCAGGCCGCACTCCACCATCTTACTACTGGCCGTGTGGCGCAGCGTGTGTGGATGCACGCCCTCTATATGGCATTCCTGCATCAACGCTCGGAACTTTGTAGCCACGTTGCGCTTATCCAGCTTTGTGCCGGCCTTGGATGGAATCAGCCATTCGCACCCGCTGTCAAGCATCCAAAAGGCAATGATCTTGTAAATGGGCTCAAGGATGGGGATGATGCGGTTCTTGCCCGCTTCTGTCTTTTCACCGCCCTGCATGTACTGCTCTTTCAGATGCACATCCTCGCAGCGCATGGAAAGCAGCTCGTCAATGCGCATACCGGTGTACAGCAGCACCATGGCGATCTGAGCCGTTTGCCCAAGCCTTGGGTCATTCTGTCGGCTGCTGATCTGCTCGATCTCTTGGGCGGTCAGTGTGCGCTCTGCTTTTCCTGTAGCCGCCGGAAGCTGCAGCAGCATGGCATAATTTTTGTTTATGATGTCCTGTGCCATTGCCCACTCGCAGATCTGGCTGAAAAGTGTGCGCTGCTTTTCGCAGGAGCTGCGGGAGAGCCCCTTTTCCACCATTGCGTCAATGACCTGTTGATAATCTACCGCTTTCAAGTCCCGCAATTGTCGGTCGTATAGCGGCGCAGCCTTTGCATAGGCCAGCTCGTACCCCTTTTGCATGTCCGTGCTAAGCTTGTCAAATTTGGGCTGCGCTTTCCATTGGACATAGGCATCCGCAAAGGTGCACTTCAGAAGCGCAGCGGGGGTGTTCTGGGCGTTGTAAGCGTCCAGCGCTTGTACTGCTTCGCCTGCCGTTTCAAACGTGCCCAGAACATCCCTGCGGGCTGTGAGTGCAACATACGGTCTTGCCCGCGTCCCGCTCAGTTTATACACGCTGCCGCTGCCCTTTGGACGGCGGCGCTTTTTTCTTTGCTGCGGGGCGGCTTCCGGCTGTTTCTTCCCGCACCACGGACAAAAAGAAGCACCATCCGGGATTTCCTTCCGGCAACATGGTCTTACGCACTTCATAGCTTACTCCTTTTTTCGCCCGATGTAACCCTGCGCGCCTTTTTCCGAAGCTTCACGCCCGGCCTTGTAAGTTACCTTCAAATCGTCTATTGGCGGCTGTGGGTCGTCCGGGCAGGGGTCTAATCCCATGTTCTGGGCAAAATTGTATTGGTTGATGATGATTCCGCACACGCTGACCCGGTTGTTGAGTGGGCAGTGCAGGTTGGCGGCTACCTCGGAGATCACAGCGGGCGGGCTGCTGCCATGGTTGCCCTTCAGCACGAAAAGAAGCAGTCGTTTCGTCAGCGGTGGCAAGTTTACCACAAAGCGGCACAGCTTTGCGTCCAGCTCTGTGTCGGTCTTTCCGTCATCGGGTGTCGCGTACAGCTCCGGGTGGATCATCTCCATAAACACGGCGATGGGGGATGCCCCGCAGGCCGTACACCAATCCATGATCTCGTCGCTGTCCGGGCTGGTGCAGCCTTTTTCCCAGCTCTGCACTGTTCGCTCCCCTTTTTCGATGCGCCTTGCGATCTCCGCTTGACTCAGGCCAGCAGATACCCGGGCCTTTGCAAGCGCTTTCCCGATCTGGGTCGCCGTAAAATAACTCATACTTTCGCCCCCATAAAACCAGCGTGTTTTTAACAGAAAATGGCGCAGAAAAATTCTGCGCCATTCGACAAAAAATATCCGTGTTTTGTTTTCCAACGGCGCATGGTAAAATCTGGAACATAAGACATAAATATGCACAAAAGAAAGGGGAAAACAAAATGGATTTTGATCAAAGAAACGGTAAAGGAACCGAAACGACCATCATCGACGGAATGCCCGCCAGCATCCTGACGGGCACCACTCGCACCCCTGCACCCTGGGAGGAATGAGTTATGAAAAAGCTGTCACACTTTCGCACCCATGCCCGTGCCCTGCTGGCCTGCTATTTGGATATGACCCCGGAGCAGCAGCGCCTTGCTCGCGCTTACATTCAAGATAAGGCCCTGCCGGAGGTGCAAGCCCTGCGTAACGCCGCCGGTGAGCCCGGCGGGGCTGTAGCCGCTGACCTGTTGCAAAATTTGCAACAGCCTTGCAACCGCGAATAGCAACGTGCATTTTTTGCACATTTCTCGTGCATGCCGCGCACATCTTGCAAATACGCATTTTTTTGTGGATTTTTCCACCGAAAACAGTACACGAATGGGGATTGACGACCACAACCGGCGGTTTTATAATATGGTTGTGAACAGGTTTACAGGCCAAGCAACTGAGATTTCTTTGCGTTGTACTCCGCTTCCGTGATGGCTCCCATATCCAGTAGCTGCTTAAACTTCAAAAGTTCATCGGCGGAGCTGGGGGCAGCCGGAGCGGTGCCCCGCGGCTGTTCTGGAGAGCCTTTGCAACTCTTGAGAAACGCAGTCATTCCGCCGGGATAAATCGTTGTCGGTAAGTTGCTTTCGCCTAGTGGAAGAGCAAAGTGGATAGACACGCTCTCTTTACTGCGACCCTTGCGGGTCTCTGTTTTAGCGGTGGCAGCGCCCACGATCGCACCCACAGGCCCGGCAACGGTTGCACCGATCACGGCACGGGCAATGCCGCCCTTTGTCTCTGTCACCGTCAGATCGTCAGGCGCGTCAGATTCATAACCGGCGACTTCATCAAAGCTGTAGATCATGCGAGGGCCTTTATCACCACTGCGGTGTCCAATGCAAAACAGCCGGTTGGGGTTGTCAATCGACACAAAGAGCGCGTCACCATCATAGATGGAATCGGTTTCTTTGAACACCTTCCGACGCTGTTCTAGTGTAGCCCAGTAAGCCGCAAGAACATCTGTCGGTTGCTTTGCAGCCCGGATGCCCAATTTTGAAAAGAGAAAGTTGCTGCAGCTGGCGCAAATCAAGCCGTCCGCGCTTTTCTCACGGTTCAGAAGGCCCAGCTTGCCGCCGCAGACAGGACAGGCATTTGCCATAATAAGCACCTCACATAAACAAAAATAGGCAGCCAACTAGCTGCCGAAAAGCTAAATTATCAAGGAAAATGCCAAAGGGGGAAAATAAAGTGCAAGAAAATAGCACAAAGTTTGCAAAATGTGATACAATGGAAGAAAAGTGCCGCCTCAAAGCTTTATTTTCTTCTCTGTCGGCACAGGAAAAACAAGAGGTGCTTTCCTATGCGGAAAGCCTGCTCAACAGCAGAAAGGAGTAAATCTGTGGATAAGTACGAGATTGAACTGGGCCGGTACAAAACCAGAATTTTTGCTCTTCTGGCAACGGAAGCGTCCGGCCTGCCCGGAATCAAAAGCGAAGAGTGCGCAAATTGCGACCATCGGTGTTCTCTTGAAATCGGGTGTTACTGCTTCAACTACGGATGCGGAAAGGGCAAGACCACGGAAGAGCTGCACGAAGCATTTGACCGCGTTTGTGATGCCCTTAAAATTTCTGGCCGAAGATGGACACCAGCAAATCCAATGCGGCCTGAAGTATTTGATTCTCCCAATCTGCTCGAAGCTCTTGAAGATAGGCTTCTCCAGCTAGCGGAAGAGAATAAATGTACTCGCTGGGAAGAAAACCACCCACCCCGTCAGGAATGTACTCTTTGCGGCGCTCATCAATCAGACCGCGGCCCTTCAAGTTCTGAATGTACCGATTCTGGCCGTTGAAACTGAAATCCTCGCCGGAAATGAGACAGACTTCGTGCTGGTTCATTTTCCCGTTGTGCTTCTCCATATATAATAGGAGAGCCAGGCTCTTTTTGTCCAAAAACTCAGCCATTGAGGTTTTCCTTCCTCTTTGCAACCTTAAATTCCATATACTCCAGAAGATCTGCACGGTCTGCATCGGTCATCTGACTTAGCAGCTCGTCAAACCTTGCATCCAGCCCACTCCCTTCACCGGGGGTGGGCTTTTCTTTTTGCTCCTCGCCGGTCAACTCTTTGACCGTGACACCGAAGTAAGATGCAACCTTTAATGCTGTGGCATCAGTTGCTCCGCCGCCCTTTTTCCAGCGATTTACTGTCGGCTTTGAAAGCCCCATTTCAAGAGCTGCCGCAGATGGTGTTTTTCCGGCCTTTTCGCACAGCTTCAAATAGTTTTCGTAAAATGCCATAAAATACACCACCTTTTTGTGCAGTATGCCAAAGTTTACAAAGTTTACAAAAAACTATTGAAAGTTACTTTAGTTACTGCTATAATGGCGTTGTCAGTTAAAAACGTTCACAAAACACAAAGCCCCAGCGGGTCGCACCGCCTAAGCTTTTTTACTATGTGTCTGCAACTACATAGTAACACACTTTGTAAACTTTTTCAACTGGTATTTGACACGGCGATAAGAAAAAATCTGCCTGCGGTTGTTTCACAGACAGACTTTTCACCGATTTGTCACCAGAACGCACTTGCACCCCGGCGGTAATGCAAACATGCGCGTTTGCACGTCTTTTGCGCCATGCGCGGCGCAAAAGTAACGCCCGGGCTGCAAAAACAACTTGCAGGGCTATGGGTACGCCGCTTCCTTTGGCGGGTCGGCACCGCCTTGTAAGCCCTAGCGCTTCACGCACTTGCTCGTGTCTGGAACTGGCTGGCTCAAAAGTTGGGTCAATGAAATCACCTTCCTTTTGAATCAGTTTAACTAGGAGCCTTGAACAGTATAGCAAATCGGTGCGCCGCTGTCAATTATGTTTCAACTTACATTTTGAAGGAGGTGTGAAGGTGCCTGAAAAATGGACAGGCCGTTTAGTAGGCCGGATGCACAACAACCAGATTACAGTAGACGACGTAGCAAAGCATCTTGGGTTTTCGAGAAGCTACTGCTCACTGATTTTGAACAGCAAGCGCAACCCTCCCGGCATTCGGGAAAAGATGGAAACTGCCGTCAGCGAGATCATTAAGGAAAAGGAGGCAGAGCCGTGAACCAAAACAAAAAGCCCAGCCGGAAGCCCGACTGGGACGCGACCACGATTACGATTATCTGCATTTTGATAACCGTGCTTAATGTGTCACTTGTAGTATTCCAAATATTATGGTGGCTGCTAAGGTAAGAGCTCCAACAATGAGGCTCCAACGAGAAAAGCTTTGCGTCTTTTTGGTTTCTCGCGCTTGCTCTTCTTGATTTTTCTGCATGATTTCCAGCATTTTGCGGACATCATCAGAATTTTTGCCGCTGGATCTCATACGGCGTTGGCTTTTGCGGGTCGTACAGGCTTTTAACATTTCCCCTGCCGGCGCTCAGAATGCGCTCTACTTCATCTGAGCGTTGATTGAAGCGTTTCAATGAATTCATTTTTTCACCCCCTCCCGCTCAAGTATAGCACGGGATGGGCAGACCACAAGGAGGTTTATTTTGAACGAGATCATCTTATCCACCCAGAACGGCGAGCCGGTGGCATCCAGCCGCCAGATCGCAGAAAGCTTTGGCAAGGAACACAAGCACGTTCTCACAGCCATTCGGCAGATTTTAGTGGCCGAAAATTCGGCTACTAAATTTTTCCACGAGACAGCGTTCGAGTATCGCGGTCAGAAGTTTCCGGAGTACATGATGAACCGTGACGGCTTTACCTTGCTGGCCATGGGCTTTACCGGCAAGGCGGCGCTGGAATGGAAGCTCAAGTACATCCAAGCCTTCAACGAGATGGAGAAGCAGCTGGCACAGCGCCCGCAACTTTCCCGCTCTGAGCTGATGGCGCAGGCCTTGATCGCCGCCCACGAAGAGTTGGAGCACAAGGACAGGCAGATTGCAGAGCTGACCCCGAAGGGCATCTTTGCCGACGCGGTGAGTGCCAGCAAAAAGAGCATCCTTGTGGGCGAGTTGGCAAAGCTGCTGTGTCAGAACGGCGTGCAGATCGGGCAGAACCGGCTGTTCAGCTGGATGCGTGAGCGCGGCTACCTTATCAAAGACCCCAAGCGCAGCGACTACAACATGCCCACCCAGCGGGCCGTGGAGCAGGGCCTGTTCGAGATCAAGGAGACCACCGTGGTGCACTCCGATGGACACACCAGCATCAACAAGACGCCCAAAGTGACCGGAAAAGGTCAGATCTACTTTGTGAACCAGTTCGTGAAGCGGTAAAGCCACGGGGTGGCGTAAGCAATATATTTTGGAGGCTACTATTATGAAAAAACTGCATGTGAAAGCTACGTTTATTGAGCCGGTGCTGGGCACCTGGCCCGCAAACCCCAATGTGGCCCGCGAGTTTATCGCCAGCAAGTCGCCGGATGCTGCAACCATCGAGGATGAAGTGGCGGCTCTTGGCCCTGATGCGGTAGCTGACAAGGGCATGACCGTTTTTCCGCGTGACCCGGACGGCAATCCGATTTTTTACGATTACCAGATCAAGGGCATGTTTAAGGATGCTTGCGGGATGCTTTCCCGCATCGGCGGCAAGGCCGAGACCGGCAAGAAGAAGGCCGTGAACGAAAGCGGCAAGCTGACCGCTTACAAGAAGGTCATTGACGGACTGATCTTCATTCAGCCCCGCATGATTCCGATTCTGACAAACGGAGAGATTACCGAGTGCCAGCGCCCACTCCGCGCACAGACCGCACAGGGCGAGCGCGTGAGCTTGGTCAACAGTGAGGAAGTCCCGGCGGGCAGCACCTGCGAGTTTGACGTAATCCTCCTTGACGACAGCCACGAAAAGGTTGTGCGTGAGTGGCTGGATTATGGCATCCTGCGCGGCATCGGCCAGTGGCGCAACAGCGGAAAGGGGCGCTTTACCTACACCGCTTATGAGATGAAGGTCTGAGAGCAAGGGCATGGCATTGACGGCCCTGATTCGCGGAGGCGGTGCGATGCACGGCTTGGCAACGGCAAGGCTGAGTTAGATTGGCCGTGCGATGGCTCTGCGCAGCGCAACAGTGATTTGCATTGCAACGGCATTGCCGTGATTTGAGAAGATGCGCAACGGCAACGCAAGGAGCGGAATGGCAACGGCAGGGCAAGGCGAGGCAGGGCGACGCTTTGCGAAGGCTATGAGGTGAACTGCTGTGCAGTGGCAGCGCGTTGCGACCTACCGCCTCGCGGCGGCACTGAGAAGCACAGACAGGCAAGGCAAAGGCAAGGCGAGGCAGAGCGACGTTTTGCGAAGCAAAGGCAAAGCGTTGCGGGGCTGGGCTGGGCGAAGGCATTGAGTTGAGACGAGAAGCAAAGGCAAAGCGTTGATTAGCTCGGCAATGGAATGGCGAAGCGAAGAAATGCGAAGGAATGGCGAGGCCAGGAGCCGCAGCGGCACAGCGAAGAGAAGACATTTTATTAAACATTTTATTAAAAGGAGAAACGAGCATGAAAAAAATTATTGTTGGGGTAGCGTCCGTATTGGCAAGCACTTTGCTGATGGCCGGATGCAATAAGCAGGTCATCGATTTGACCTATGAATACAACTGGGCACAGCTGAAAATGCCCGACGGAACGATTGTCGAGGGCAAGCTGAATAGTTGGGACGATTACGAGGGCGACCAGCTGCAAGTGAAAATTGACGGTGTGACCTATCTGGTTCATTCGTCCAATGTTGTGCTGCGTCATTGATGCAAGGAGGATTTTTATGAAAACCACGATGCGCGATAAAGTTTGCCAGCTGATTGGCAAGTATCAGTATCTCGAAGACTATTACAAAACGAAAGCGGCCATCCAAGCACAAAAGAGCTTCTTAGACGGCGGCTTTATCATCCGGCTTGCAGAGCCTGCGCAGGCAGATATGTGCGGCCAGTTCTTGACCGATTTGAACAAGTTGCTGGAAGAGGACGAAGCTGCAGCAGCCAAGGATGACCCCCGCAAGACCGCCCCAGCGGGCAAGTGGTGCACGGAATCAGCGGCACAGGCAGCTGAGAGAGTCGCAAAGGAGGCGCGGAACAATGGGTGAAGTACTATCGATCATCATCGCGTTTGCCGCCCTTCTGGGCATCTCGTGGGGCGTTACCTGTGCCGCCGTGTGGGCCATCTGCGCATTGATGCACTGGACGTTCACCTGGGCCGCCGGAACGGCGGCGTGGATCGCGCTCTGGCTCATCGGCAGCTTTGGCAGCTCTAAGAAGTGAGGCCGAGCCGTGAAGAAGCACTACAACAAGCGCTGGCTTGAACAGCGCTGGGATGCAAGGCAGCCGGAGCGGTTGGAGCATATCCAGATGAAGCGGAAGCTGAGAGAAAAAAGGAGGGGTGCGGCAATGAAGCCGAGCATGGGAATTGCAGAGTGCTGCCAGATCATGCGTGACAATAACATTTCGGTGAGCGAGCAGATCTTTACTGGTATGATTCAGGCCGGCAGCTTCCCGGCATGGGCGGTGCCGTCTATTGACACCAAGAGCGCCGCCCCGCTGATCTCACGCGCCGGATTTATGGCGTGGATGAAGGATTTCTACAAACTTGAGAAGATCTACACAAAGGAGGACCCGAAAGAATGAAACTAAAATCCACTACTTACTACTGGCTGGCTGTCATTTTTGGCGGCGTTGGAATGGGTGCAGCTATGGGCGCAGAGGGTACCGCGCAGACCACCGGATACATCTCCGGCACGCTGTTTGCGGTGTCGCTGGTGCTGATTTTGGCCGCTGTTCTGCTGGCTCGTCTGGGCTTTGCCGCAGAGGACAGGGAGAGAGCCGCAAAGCGGCGCAAGTATGGCAAGATCAACCGCACCCACGCCCGTAACCCGGAGTATCCGGAGAATCAGGAGCGCGGGGCATGATGACTGCTAAAGAGTACGTTGAGGACAAAGTCAAATCCTACACGCGGCTTGCAGAGCGCTGCAGGCGAGAAGCCGAAGCATCAGATGACATTGTTGTCCGGGCCGGATACTCCGCACGGGCAAACGTCTGGGAGATGTGCGCCGAAGAAATGGACAACGTGCGGGAGATGCTGCAAGAGGAGTCCGGGGAGATCACGTATGCCTGACACTGTCCTCCATGTCATGTGGTACACCGTGTACGATGCCAAGACCGGAGACCTGATTGCCAGCGGTACGTCTGAGATGTGTGCCAGACGGCTGGGTTACAAAACCGCAAACAGTTTTGCGTCCGCAAGCAGCCACAGCCGCAACGGCAGGCGTCGGGCTCGCAAGTACATTTTTGAGAAAGAGCTTATTCGACGTGATGAGGTAGACAGTCTGCCGCCGATACGCCGTAAAAAAAGAAGAGCCTGCCCGTGCTCCAACACGGACAAGCCAAAAGGGTGATGAGTTTTGCCGCCCATCACCACAAAAATAACACAAAACAGGAGGTTTTACAAGTGGCGCTTTTGCAAATCTATGACGGGCTTGAAAACCCGCCGAAACTTTTAGAGAGACGCTCTGCGCAGACAGTGGGAGAGCTGATCCAGCGGGCGGATACGCTGTCCGAAAAGGAACACGCGCAAGGTTATCCCCGCAATACCTACATCGTATATAACAACGATGGCGAGAGAGTTTATCAGAGGTGGTGAATATTTATGCAAGAAGAATTGACCGTCCGGGTCGAGCACCCGGAACTGCCCGCGATCCGGTGGAATGAAGCTGAGGTGCAGCAGAACCTGGCAGAGATGCTGGCCGCCTACACCGGCCGCGTCTACACCCCGGAGACCATCAAGGATGCCAAGGCCGACCGCGCCGCAGTGAACAAACTGGACAAGCAGCTCAGTGATGCCGCCCGCAGCGCAAAGGCCTTTTACATGAAGCCGCTGGAAGAGTTCTTGCAGAGCACCAAGCAGATGCAGACCCAGTGTAAGGCCGTCTCCGGTGCCATTGACCAGCAGGTCAAGGCGGTGGAAGAAGCTGAGCGGCAGGATAAACAGGACGCGCTGCGGGCTGTCTATGCCGACTGCATAGGCGAGCTGCGGGAGATGATCCCATTTGACCGCCTGCTTGTGCCCCAGTGGCTCAACAAAACCTATGATCTGGCAAAGGCCGGCCGGGAGCTGCGCAAGAGAGTGAAGACCCGGCGGGAAGAGCTGCGTCTGATCCGGGAGACCTGCGGCGGGGACGCAGAGGCTTGCACCACAGAGTATCTGCGTGAACTGAATCTGAACGCCGCCCTCGTGGAGCACAGCCGCCGCCAGAATGCCCGGGACGCCCAGCGCCGCGCAGAAGCCGAGAGAATGGCCGCAGAGCGGGCGCAGGCCAATGCTCCGGTTGTTATCTCTCCGACCGATGAAGAACGCCAGATCGCCGCAGAAGCGGTCCAAACGGCGCAGGCCAATGCAGCCATCACGCCGGATGGCAGGTTGGATTTCAGCATGCTTCAGAGATTCGCAGAGCCTGCACAGTCGGAAGCCCCTGCCCGCAAGCAATATCGTTTCTGGGTAGAGTTCACCCGTGAGGACATCGCATGGTTCAAGCAGGGAGCTGCAGAGCGCGGCTTCCGCTATGGTTCTATCAAATAATTTTGGAGGTACTTACTTATGGCATTTACTCATCCCGGCGCACCCGCGCCTACTTCGTCTGTTTCCAACGCACAGTCTCTGGCAAACCGTTCCGTCCAGAATGCCAACCGTGCAGGCAGCGCCGCTATGCAGGCCGCATCCCCGTCCGTTCCGGTGGAGATCACTGCTGCCGATGGCCAGCACCTAGTCGTCAGTTTTGACGAAGTACGGCGTTTTATTTGCGACCAAGCCACCGACACCGAGTGCAAGATCTTTCTGGAGACCTGCAAGCAGTACAAGCTGAACCCCTTTACCAAAGAGGCTTACCTGATCCACTACGACAACAAGAACGATGACACCGCCAGCACCATCGTGCTGGGCAAGAACTGCTACATGCAGATGGCCGAGCGCAACCCCAACTTTGACGGCTTTGAAGCTGGCGTGATCGTCCTGACCGCAGATGGCCAGCTGCTGAACCGTGAGGGTTCCATTGTCTATGATGGAGACGGCGGCGAGACCCTTCTCGGCGGCTGGGCGAAGGTCTACCGTAAGGACCGTACCCGCGCCAGCTACGAGGAAGTCAAGCTCAGCGAGTATGACACCGGCAAATCCCTCTGGAACGGCAAAAAGGCCACCATGATCCGCAAGGTGGCTTTGGTACACGCCCTGCGTGAAGCGTTCCCGTCTACCTTTGGCGCTCTGTACGATGAGAGTGAGGTGCGTGTGGATGCCGAAAGCACCGCCCGCGAGGTGTCGCCTGAAGAGCTGCCGGTGCTGGATCCTTACGCAGGCTCCCACCGCCACCGCAAGACGGCAGGCACCCTGGTCCCTGCCCCGGATGCACCCTCTGCAGAGGAAAACGCCGATGATCCGTTTGGCGGTGATGATGCATGATCGTCCAGACCAAGAACGGCATCATGCTGCACGGTGAGATCGCCAAAGACCCGGTGATCCGGGATGCCGGTCAAAAGCGGGTGCTGAAATTCGACCTGAAAGCCAGCCGCACACAGGACGAGACCGGAAAATGGCAGAGCTTCTTTGTGGGTGTGAACCTCTGGCACGGCATCGACCAGTGGGATGGGATGCTGCAGAAAGGCGATCAGGTTACGGTTTTTGCCCAGAAGCTGAAAGAGCGGGAGTACAACGGCAAGAGCTACTACGACGTGGACGCGGATGATGTTCAGCCAGGCGGGCTGGTGACATTCCGCTGGCTGCAGCAGATGATCGACCTGATGGCACAGCCCGGCCCTCCGCCGGAACCTGCAGAACCGGCAGCAAACCCGGCAGATCTGCAGAGTGCGCAGATGTACCCCGGTGAAGCGCTTGCGGATTACGCACCGCACAGCACTGCCGCGCAAGAACCTGCTCCATCTACCGAGTATGACCCCATCAACGATGATGCCGAAGACCTCCCCTTCTGATTTTGCAAGCTGTGCTATCCGGCTATACGGGCGTGCAAAAACGAGAAAGGAGGTGGAGTATGCCGGAGAAAAGACGAACCAGCTTTATTTTGCTTTTGGAGCATGTTCACACGATGGAAGAACTGACAGATGAAGAGTTTGGACAGTTTATCCGTGCGTATGCAGCTTACGTCGAGAACGGAACAGAACCGGATTTTACAGACCGCTCCATGCGGATGATGTGGAAAACTGTAAAAGCATTTGATGAAATGAACGCACAAAAGTATTCCAGCACATCCGAAGCGCGGCAGCAAGCTGGAAGAAAAGGCGCGGAAAAACGTTGGAAATCTGATAGCAAAGCTATTGATGCCAATAGCAAAAATAGCAAATGCCATTTTGCCAATAGCAAAAATAGCTTATCTGTATCTGAATCTGTATCTGTATCTGAATCTGTTTATAAAGAAATATCCCCTAACGGGGATATAAAGAAAGGCGCTAACGCGCCGATACCCACGCCGGAGACCAAAACAGCCAGATTCCACCCACCGGACATGGCAGAGGTCAAGGCGTACTTTGCCGAAAAGGGCGGAACGAACGCTCAAGCTGAAAGATTTTTTACTTACTACGAGTCCAACGGGTGGCGTGTAGGAAAGAACCCGATGAAAAAGTGGAAGGCTGCTGCATCGGGCTGGATATCCAGAGACAGAGACCAAGCATCTGGATATAACCGAAAGCCAACCGAGACCGTAGACGACCAGCTTGCACGGGTGCTGGCGAAGATGGACAGAGAAAGAGGGTTTGAGACATGACACGGGAAGACGTGGCAAAGCTGATCCGCATGAATTTTGTGCTGTACAAGCTGGGTTCCAAGCCTCTGACTGACGAGGAGATGCAGACCACCATTGATGTGTGGACGTACCAGTTTGGCGACTATGACGGCGATACTGTCAAGCGGGCTTTTCTGGCGGCAAACCGGGTATGCGTTTATCCGGTAACGGTGGCCGACATCTTCAAGCAGCTTTCCCAGTGTCTTGACCCGTCCGCTGAATGGGAAGCTCTGGCTGTAGCGGCACGCAAGGCACAGACGTTTTTGAACTGGCGCAAGTTCCCGATGGTGACCGGCGTTGACGAAAAGGGCAGTCTGCTGCGTAGTGACGGACAGAAAGAACTGCAAGCCCTGTATGACCAGCTCCCCCCGGCGGCAAAATCCTATGCCGGGAGCGTGGGAGGGCTGGCAGAGCTGGCTGAAATGCCGGACCTTACATATCGCCGTGCCGAGTTTTTGAAGCAGGCGCAGGCAGATATCACCACCGCCCCCCGTGAAGCTGCAAGGTTGCGGGCGAGCGGGCCGACAAGGAAGGAGCTTGAAAAATGAGCAAGCGTTACATTGACGTAGATGCTGCCGTAAGTAATGCAGAGGCACGCTATGGAGAATGGGTTCTCGCTATGGCCGCCGCAGAAGGAACCCGCCAGATCAACATGGTTTATAAAAAGCAGGAGCTTTTCAAAGCTGTGAAGAAGGTTATTGAAAGCTGCCCGTCTGTTGACCTGGACGGACTGCGGCCTGTGGCGCACTGGAACATGGACGAAGATGCCGTTGGTGATCCTATCGTTTGGACTTGCTCCAACTGCAAAGACAGCATCATCATGTATGACGGGACTCCAATGGAAAATGGCTATAAATATTGCCCGAAGTGCGGTGCAAAGATGGAGGCTGCTCAGACCGATGGTAAAACTTGAACCCTGCAAAGACTGCCCCGAACGTCACCCTGTATGCCACGACAGCTGCCCGAAGTACGCCGAGTACAAGCGTCAACTGAAGGAGCAACGTGCATACACGAAAACCAGGAATGCGCTGGAGTGCATCAGCAAGAACGCATTTAATCAGGAATTTTGGATGGGAGGAAGAAAACGGTGAAAGTGTTGATTGCCTGTGAGGAATCGCAGGAGGTCTGCAAAGCATTCCGGGCGAAAGGTCACGAAGCCTATTCCTGCGACCTGATTGAGCCGTCCGGCGGGCATCCAGAGTGGCATATTCTCGGTGACTGCTTAAAGGCCATCGAGGGGGGGCAGGTCGTGACCATGGACGGAACCGTGCATGACGTGCCTCGCTGGGACATGATTATCGCATTTGTCCCCTGCACAAAGACGAGCAACGCGGGAGCAAGACACCTGTACAAGGGCGGCAAGCTTAATCTTTCCCGGTATTACGAGGGACTGTGCGGCAAGGCACTTTTCCTCGCCGTTTGGGCGGCAGACTGCGAAAAAGTAGTGATTGAGAATCCTACTCCCAGCAAGATTTTTGATTATCCAAAGCCTACGCAGGCAATCCAACCATATGAATATGGGCATCCCTACAGCAAGAAAACGCTACTGTGGGAGCGCGGTGTGCCGCCGCTGCATCCGACAGACATCGTGGAGCCTATGGCAACATGGTGCCCGTCCGGCTCCTACTCGCACAAGCACGGTGAGCAACACAAGGGGATGTTTACCACTGACCGCGCAAAGAACCGGGCAAAAACTTTTCCGGGCGTTGCAAAGGCTATGTCCGAGCAATGGGGGTAAGCAGATGAAACCAAAAACCAAATCTGAACTGATGGTCGAGTGGGCCAGCCAGCCCGACCAGCTCAAAAGAGAGCGGGAAGTCAAGGATGTCCGCAAGGCGATGGACGATGCCCGCGCCGTGATACAGGACGGTCTGACCCGGTACGTCAAGAAAAAGACCAAAGCCCGCAGCATGGCAGAGGCTGAAGCTGACCCCTTTGCTGAACTGGAAGGCTGGGAAAGCATGGAGCAGATCCAGGACGCTTACGGCTATGGCGAGATCACTGCCGACAGGCGGGACAAACTCACCGACCTGTGGGAAGCCCAGGAAGCTGCCAGGAACAGCCGCAAGGGCGCGGACAAGTACCACGACCTTGTGACGGAGATGCTGGAAACGGCCATCCGCCGAGTGGGCGGAGAATACGCAGATATGCTGTTTGAGTATGACCAGCAGCGCAGGGAAGCTGAAAAGCAGTGCGAGCAGCTGGCAATGGAAGGAATGATGAAAAAATGACCGACATTGAAAAATCAATTGCCAAGCTCCAGAGGTGCTTTCCGGGAAGTTATATTACTGACCGGAACGAGCTTATTGTCCATCCGAGGACAAACCAGTATATTATTCTGGAAAACATCGGAACGGAAGATGCCATCAAGGCCAAAGTGCTGGAGTGGCTTTCACGGGCGGCATTTAAAACCGAACCATATTCACAGAAGTGGAGAAATCGAAAGTTTCACAAATATATGAGGGACGGCATCAATGCTTTTCTGGATACCGATTTCTCCGAGGATGATATGGAACTGATCTACACCTACATGGGGCTTGAATGCGACCGTTGGCTGACACTCATGTTTATCGATCACGACATGAGCATCGAGTGGCTGAAGGAGCACGTATCATGAAGCTGACCCTCTACGGTGACCCCCGCACCAAGAAAAACTCTGCCCGCATCCTCAGGAGCCGCTCAGGCGGGCGCTTTGTGGCCCCTAGCAAGGCCTATGTGGATTATGAGACAGAATGCCTGCGGCAAATCAAAAGGCCGCGCAGCCCTATCTCTGCCCGCGTTAACGTGAGGTGCGTATACTACATGAAAACCGCCCGCCGGGTCGATCTGGCAAATCTCATCGAGGCGACCACGGACATTTTGGTAAAAGCCCGGGTGTTGGAGGACGACAATAGCAAAATCGTCGCCGCCCATGACGGCAGCCGGGTGGAACTTGACCGGGAGAAACCCCGGGTGGAAATTGAGATTGAAGAAATGGAGGACAAAAATGGATAACAACAGGTTGATAGATGCGAATGTGCTGCGGAAGCGCATCGAAGAAAGAATTCAAGATTTTGACAAAGAGACGTCTGCAGCCAGCGCTTTTATGGGCTACGCCTTGGACGATGTGCTTGATTACATCGATGCTATGCCAACTATTGCACTTGAAGCCGATGCTCAGCGCTGGCGCAATCCTGAAACAGACCTGCCGAAGGTCGAAACCGAAGTACTGGTTTTGTACCGGCGTTATGACTATCTGGGCATTACAACGGCGCACTACGAGGACGGCAATGTTTTCTCCGAGGACAGCGAATGGAATTGGGAAGATCTATCTGATTGGGGAACATACGACGAGGAAAGGGATGACTACCGAATCCCGGAAGGATGGTGGGAATATCGCCACTTCAACCCGGACGATGTTTACAACAACAAGATAGACTGTCCTGTGGTGGGCTGGATGCTGCTGCCGCCGAAGGAAGAAGGGGATGCAACATGACCCGTACATGGACACCTGAAAGTGACACGCCAAGGCCGGACAGCGGCGTGAACTACCACACCGTCAAGTCGTGGTTTAAGCAGCTTCGGGCTATGGACGACCGAATTGACCGTATCCAGCTGGACATCCGGCAGGCGCACGACAAGGCCACGAAGTGCACCGCCAGCATGACCGGAATGCCCGGCGGATCCGGGCATGGAGACAAAATCGGGCTTTGTGCCGAGGAAACAGACGAAAAGGAGCGCAAGATGCAAGAGTTGCAAGCCGAGCTCGAAGTTTTGCGGATGGAAGCAAAGCGCCGAATCAAGTACATTGCAGGCACCAAAAGCAGCGACATGATGCAGGCATGCTTGTATGGCTACTACGTCCAGAACCAAAAGCAGGTCGTCGTGGCCCGCAGTCTTGGTCTGCCAAACGAAAACCGCGTTTCTTTGTATGTGCGGGATGGATGCAAGCAGCTTGCGCAGATTTGGCATCAATTTATGTAATTTTCTTACATGTTGTCGTTGTTGTTGTTACATGTGAGATGTGGTAAAATTGGTATAAGCGGAACCGCCGAAAGCGGTGAGACGCTTGCCACGCAGCCTCCGAAACGTGTCCCTTCTTGGCATTTTCCTCCTTTTCTGCTTGCAGGTACCGGGCTTTGCTCTCTTCACGTTTCGCGGGCTGCTTCTATGCGATACACTGACACAAAGGCAGCCTGCCGCTCATGAGAGACAGGAGGCGATTCGATTCCGCCGTATCGCACCGTATGGCGCATGGACTAGACAACCCGCAAGGCCGCACGTGCAACCTCCCGTGCCAAGAAAAGGCCTTAGAATCCTTGCCAAGGTGTAGCTTTCCTGACAGGATGTGCGCCAACCAACAGCCCCGGCGGAGAACCGGAGCTGTTTTTATATGGCCGCCTGAGCGCAGTTTGGAGCGCGGCGCGTGTGTGTAGACACGGCTGGTTCGATTCCAAGGGCGGCTTTTATACTCCGGTAGCTCAAGCGGTAGAGCAGCGGTCTCCAAAACCGCATGTTGCAGGTTCGAGTCCTGCCGGGAGTGCTTGCGTGCCCTAGAGCGGGCCACGCAATAGCGGGGCATCCGGCCGCGAAAGTTCCGGATGCAGCAGTGCCCACCGTTTGACGCATGTCCAACGAACTGAATGCACGGGTGCTGCTTATTTTGATATTCTGACCGTTCGGATTTCCGGGCGGTTTTTCTTTTGCATGAATTTAGAGAGGTGGTGGCGGTGGGGGCAAAACTGACAGACCGACAGAAAAAGAAAATCATTGCGGACTATGTGCAACTCCACAATTACCGCAAAACTGCCAAGCTGAACAACGTCGCCGAAAGCACTGTGCGCAAGGTTGTGAGCGAAAACCCGGTATGTGCAGATTTGTGCGCCAAGAAAAAAGAGCAGAACACCCGGGATATGCTTTCCTACTTGGACAGCAAGCGCGGAGAGGCACAGGATCTTCTAGGGCTGTACCTTCAGGCGATGGCAGACCCGGACAAGATCGCAGAGGCAACGCTGCCGCAGCTATCCACGGCGTTCGGCACCATCGTGGACAAATTTGCCATGCTGGGAGACCAGAATAGCATAGAAGTCCCGGATGATGGTCTTGTAGAGGCCCTGAATGCCGCCGCTGACCTCAGCCCGCCTGACGATGTGGATCTTCTGCCAAAGGAAGAGGACGACAATGCGGAAAAGTAACGGTTTTCGCTGGAAAGCCCTCAGCCAGCGGCAAAAGCAGGTCTTGAGCTGGTGGACACCGCAGAGCGCATACAGCGGATACAACGGCATTATTGCCGATGGTGCTATCCGCTCGGGCAAGACCTTTGGCATGGGCTTCTCTTTTGTCCAGTGGGCTATGACCTGCTTCAGCGGCCAGCAGTTTGCCATGTGCGGCAAGACCATCGCCAGCTTCCGGCGCAACGTACTGGGCACGCTCAAGCAGCAGCTTGCAGCCCGTGGCTACAGCGTCAAGGAGCACCGGGCAGAAAACTGCATGACCGTCAGCAAAGGCGGCAAGGCCAACGAGTTTTACTTTTTCGGCGGCAAGGACGAGAGCAGTCAGGATCTGATCCAGGGTATCACCCTTGCCGGGGCTTTCTTTGACGAGGTGGCTTTGATGCCGCAGAGCTTTGTCAATCAGGCCACGGCCCGCTGCTCTGTCACCGGGTCAAAGTTCTGGTTCAACTGCAACCCGGGCAGCCCGCAACACTGGTTCTATCTGGAATGGGTGCGGAAATGCCGCTCCCGCAAGATGATGTATCTCCACTTTACGATGGACGACAACCTGTCTCTTTCCGAGGACATCAAGGCCAGATACCGCAGCCAGTACAGCGGCGTTTTCTACCAGCGCTACATTCTTGGCCTGTGGACAGTGGCAGAGGGCCTTGTCTACGATATGTTCGACCGCAAGAAGCACGTTGTTGATGTGCTGCCGGAGCTGTCTCCAAAGAGCGCTTATGTGGCGTGCGACTTTGGCACCCAGAACGCAACGGTTTTTTTGCTGTTCCAGAAGCAAGCAGATGCAGACTGCTGGATCGTCACCCGGGAGTACTACTACAGCGGCCGCGAACAGAAGCGGCAAAAGACCGTGGGCGAGTACGTCACAGACCTGAAAGCGTGGCTGAACGGACTCAAGCCGGAGAGGATCATCGTTGACCCCTCTGCCCTGCCCCTGATCACAGAGCTGCGCAAGAACGGCTTCACCCAGACCCCGGCAAACAACGACGTTCTGAGCGGCATTCTGGACGTGCAGACCATGCTGCAGACCGGGCGGCTGAAGATCTACAAAGACTGCAAGCACACGCTGGAAGAGTTCGGCGTATACGCTTGGGATCCAGATAAAGACGACACCGTGCTGAAGGTAAATGACCACTGCATGGACGCTATCCGCTATTTCGTGCGCACAAAGCGCCTTGTGAAACTGAGGGATTGATTTTGAGCACTGTATACACATTCCAGACCTTCCAGCAGGCGCAAGCCGCCGGGGAACAGCCTGATTTCATCCGGCGGTTCGTGCAGCAGCACTGCAGTTCCGGACCTTACAGAATGGCGCTGGACGCTGATCTGTACGACGCCCAGAAAAACCCGGGGGCTGAACGCTTCGCGCAGGCTTACGCTTTGATGCTGAAACGCCTGTCCAAAAACACAAAGCAGGATGTCCTGCACCCCGATATGGTCAAGAGTAATCTTTTCCGGCGGCTCAACAAGCAGCGGGCGACCTACTCCCTCGGCAACGGCGTGGTCTTTGCGGACGATGGCGTGGACAAGGGCAAGCTTGGGCAGAACTTTGACGAGCAGATCCAGAAAGCCGGATATTTCGCCCTGATCCACGGTGAGAGCTTCGGATTCTGGAACAACGACCATCTGGTGATTTTCAAGCTGACCGAGTTCGCGCCCCTGTACGATGAAAAAACAGGCCTTTTGCAGGCGGGTGTGCGCTTTTGGCGGTTGAACCCGGACACGGATATGCACTATATTCTGTACGAGCTGGACGGCTTTACCGAGTACACGGAAAGTAAAATCGGCAATGTGATGCAGGAGACAACGCCGAAGCAGGCATACAAGAGCGTGACCGTCACCACACCCGGCGGCGGGCTGGAAAGCGTAGAAGGAGAAAACTACAGCGCCCTGCCCATTGTGCCGCTGTGGGGCTCAGACCTGCACCAGAGCACCCTTGTGGGCCTGAAAGCCTACATCGACAACACTGATCTGGTGATGTCCGGCTTCTGCAATGACTTGCAAGACTTTTCGCAGATCTACTGGCTGTGCGAGAACTTCAACGGCATGACCGATGGCGAGCTGCAGGAGTTTCTTGTCAAGCTGAATCTGTACCACATTGCAGGCGCAGACACCAGCGAGGGCGGCAAGATCACCCCCTATACCACCGAGATCCCTGTGACGGCCCGGCAGGCTCTGTTAGAACTGCTCCACACCCGGGTGTATGAGGACTTCGGCGGTCTGGATGTGCACTGTGTCAGCGCGGACAGCACCAACGACCATCTGGATGCGGCCTATGAACCGCTGAATCAGAACGCGGACGATTTCGAGGCACAGATCAAGCCGTTCATCCGGCAGGTCTGCGCACTGGCTGGCTTTGACAACGCTATGCCGGCATTCAACCGCAGCAAGATCACCAACACAGCCGAACAGGTCGCAACGGTGATTTCTGAGGCGCCGATCATCGGGCAGGACATGGCAATAGACTTACTGCCCAACCTGACCCCGGAACAAAAGGAGCAGGCCAAGGCCGCGCTGATGGCTGAGAGCGCAACACGGGAGACCGTGGACGAGGACGAGGATGACAACGGTGATGAAACATGATTTCTGACCGTGACCGCATTTCCACCCGGCAGCTGAACCGCCTGCGCCGCCGCATTTTGCGGGTATACGGCACTGCCCGCCGGGAGATGACCGAGCAGCTCACCAAGTTTCTGGAAAAGTACCGAGCGTTGGACGAACGCAAGCGGGTGCAGCTGGATTCAGGCGAGATCACCGAAGAGGATTACCGCATCTGGTTGCAAAATCAGGTCTTTCAATCCGAGCTGATGCACCAGAAGCTGGACAGCATCACCCAGACCTGCACCATAGCCCAAGAGACGGCCTACAAGCTGGCCCGGGACGAGCAGTACAACATCTTTTCCTTTGGCGCAAACTGGGCTTTCTACGAGCTGGAACAGGCCGCAGGCGTGACGTTCGGGCTGACCCTGTACAACACCGAAGCAGTCAAGCTGCTGCTGAAGGAAAACCCCAAGCTGGTGCCAAACAAGCGCATCAAGAGCGAGAGCAACCGCATCTATGACGCCCGGGTGTTCAACCGTTACGTCATGCAGGGCATCGTACAGGGCAAGAGCGTCCACGACATCGCCGTGCAGGCCGTCAACGGCATGGCTGATACAGAGATCCACTGGGCCATGAACAACGCCATTACAGCCCTTACCAGCGCCCAGAACGCCGGGGCTTTGCAGCAGATGCACAACGCCCAGGCTTTGGGCATCGAGGTCAAAAAGCGCTGGAACTCCACCCACGACTACCGTACCCGTGAAATGCACCGCCTGCTGGATCAGGAGACAGCAGAGCTTGACGAGCCTTTCAAGGTCATGGGCTACGAGATTCAGCGCCCCGGCGACCCCAACGCAGCGCCGGAGATGGTCTACCACTGCCGCTGTGTGCTGTCCTCTGCACTGGGCAAGTATCCCCGGCAGAACGCCATGCAGCGGGACAATGTGACCAAAGAAGTCACTCCCGTCATGGATTACACCGAGTGGTATAAATCCAAGGGCGGCAAGGAAGCCGAACAAATGTGGTGGGCAGAGGAACGCAAGAGAAAGAAGGAGCGAAAATGAAGCATAAAAATAAAACCCTGCCTCCCGGCAGGGCCTAAAGGTCACAGACCTTTGATTTGGTTGAGCAGAGCCGCACGCAGGGCATTGGTTTCAGCGTCCGCTTGTGGCTTGTTCGGGTTATCCGGGATATATTCCAGTATATCGCCGGGCTGACAATGAAGCGCCTCACAAATTTTGTCAAGCGCCCCAACGGGAAACTGCTTGATAGTGCCAAGACAGATTGCTGATATGGTAGGCGGTCTAATCCCAGTAGATTCAGCGAGTTCCTTTTGTGTCATGTTTGCGTCTGCGAGCAATGCCTTTAAGTGATAGCTTATCGACATTTCTAACACCTCTTTTCCTACATCTATAATACTACGCCATCCGTTAATAGTCAATACGCAAAACGTAAAAAATATCTAGGAAAATTACGAAAAACGTATTGACGAATTACGCAATTCGTAGTATAATAGATACATGGAAAGGAGGCCAGAGGTGCAAGGGAGCAAATACCGGGAGGTGATGCTCCGTGACTAGCAAGGAGTTTGCAAAGCTCACCAGAGCCGAGCAGTTGGCACGGTTTGACGCATATAAAAAAGCGGCCAGCGCTGGAACGCTGAACCGCTAAACGCCAGAGACCAATAACCACAAAAGCCCCTTGCACCTCCATTTTATTTTTTTATAAGCGATTTGTCAAGTAAAATGTGAGGTTTTAGCAATGGAAACACCAAAAATCACGAAGGTGGAGCTTGAACTGGATGCTGTTTCTGGCGAACTCCGAGTAATGCACGACCTACTGAACATCTTTGCCAACTGGTTCGATGAGACCCACAAGACCGATATGATCAAGCGAGAGCGCACCAGCGAGCTTGTGAGCCAGATTTGGAACGAAGCCCCGATGTACAGCTCCATGCTGACAGCCTTGTTTGCATCTCTTACCGGGTTGGAAAAGGAAGTAGACGAAGTGCTTAACTATCAAATTGCAGAACAAGAGGTAAACGCATGAGTAACATTCAGATTTTCAACTACCAGTCCAACGAAGTCCGCACCGTAGAGATGGGCGGCGAACCGTGGTTTGTCCTCAAGGACGTGTGTAACATTCTCGGCGTGGTCAATGACCGCAATGTTGCCGCACGGCTGGATGAAGACGAAAAGGGTGTCTGTCAGATGGACACCCTTGGCGGCACGCAAAATGTAACAGTGGTCAGCGAATCCGGCCTTTACCACGTCATTCTCCGCAGCGACAAGCCGGAAGCGGCTCCGTTCCGCAAGTGGGTCACGTCCGAGGTTCTTCCCAGCATCCGCAAGAATGGCGGTTACATCGCCGGGCAGGAGCAGCTCACCCCGGAGGAGCTGATGGCAAAGGCTCTGCTTGTGGCAAACAAGACCCTTGCAGACCGGGAAGCCCGCATTTGTGAGCTGACCGCACAGAACAGCCAGCTCACCGTGGAGAAGCAGATCATGCAGCCCAAAGCAGAATACTTTGACGAGCTGGTTGACCGCAACCTGTTGACCAACTTCCGGGAGACAGCCAAAGAGCTGGGTATCAAGCCCAAAGCCTTTGTGGCGTGGCTGCTGGACAAGAAGTTTCTTTACCGTGACCAGAAAGGCAAGCTGCTGCCCCGTGAGGACAAGAACAACGGCCTGTTTGAGGTCAAGGAAGCCAAGAACGACAAGACCCAGTGGAGCGGCGTGCAGACGCTTATCACCCCCAAAGGCCGTGAGACCTTCCGGCTGCTGTACCTGTAACTGAAACCTCATCGCAAAACACGAGGGGGGCGGCGTTTTACCGCACCCCTATCAGTAAAACCCAATAACCAACCCTGCCCCACACCGGGGCGGGGTTTTGTTATACATGGAGTATAGCATGGATTTTAAGTATGACATCAAATTCGCCGACAACACCCCGCAGCTGCATGAAGCTCTGGATTCATGGGCAGAGCGGGTGCTGACCATCTGGGGCATGAAGGTGCAGGACTACGCCCAGCTGCTTGTACCCACCGGCACGGCAGACAGCACGGGCATTGAGGGCTACGTGGGCGGTGCGCTCAAGCAGAGCCTGACCTATGCCGTAGACCTTGCCCAAAAGACCGTGGCCATCGGGTCAAATCTCTTTTACAGCGTCTATGTTGAGCTTGGCACGGGCATCTTTGCCGAGAAGGACAACGGACGCAAAACGCCGTGGGTCTGGAAGGACTTTAACGGAAAGTGGCACTTTACCCGGGGCATGAAAGCCCGCCCATTCCTCCGACCGGCGGTGGAAGATCACATTGACGAGCTGCGAGAGATCGCGGTGGAAGAAGGAAACAAGGAGGTGTAATTCATGGATTTGGAGAAAATGTTCAAAACACCAAAAGAAAAGTTCCTGCCCGATGATGTGAAAACTGCGCACTGCGAGGCAGAAGACCTTTTCCTTGAGCTTGCAACGCAGCTTGACGCACTTCCTGAAAGCCGAGAAAAAAGTCTGTGCATGACAAAATTACAGGAAGCGAAGTTTTGGGCGGTCGAATGTATCACCAAAGTTGCATGCGAAAACTAAATACTCAGCGGTTGGCGCACAGCGTCAGCCGCTTTTTTATGCCGTTTTAGCTCAGGCTGGCAGAGCACCGGACTTTTAATCCGGGGGGTAGCGGGTTCAAGCCCCACAAGCGGCACCACACCGGCAGCACGTCCGGCAAATAAACCTTATTGCCAAGCATGGCAGCCCGAGCAAGGGCAGAAAGGACTATCACATGGCACTCGAACGCAAGACTCTCCGGGAAATTCTGGAAGATGAAACGACTGACACCAGCGGCAAGCTCAAGAAAATTCTGGACGTGCTGCATAAGGAAACGGACACCTTGCAGAACCAGCTCGATGAGAAAGACGCAGCCCTCGCCAAAGCCGAAAAGGACCGCGACGCAGCCAACAGCGGCAAGGAAGCCGCCGAAAAGTCCCTGACCGACTACAAGGCCCAGCAGACCCAGAAGGACACCCACGCAGCCAAGGAAGCCAAGTTCCGGGAGCTGCTGAAGACTGCCGGGGTGCTGGACAAGTACGCAGACCGCGTTGTGCGGCTGTCCGGCGAGGACATCGACAAGCTGGAGCTGGACGAAAAGGGCAACGTCAAGGACGCCAAGAAGCACACCGACAACCTGAAGGCTGACTGGGGCGACTTTGTGGCTACGACCACGACCACCGGCGCAAAGGTGGACACCCCGCCCACCAACACCGGCTCCAAAATGACCAAAGACCAAATTTTTGCAATCAAGGACGCTGGCGAGCGCCAGGCGGCCATTGCAGCAAATGCCGACCTGTTTACAGGCGGCGGAAAGGACTAACACATGGCAGCAAAGACCAATCTGATCACCACTACCGAAATCACCGTCAACCCCCGGGAAATCGACTTCGTGACCCGCTTCCAGCGCAACTGGGAACACCTGCGGGAGATCATGGGCATCATGCGTCCCATCCGAATGCAGCCCGGAACCGTGCTGAAGAGCAAGTACGCTCAGGGCACCCTGCAGAGCGGCACCGTGGCAGAGGGCGAGGAGATCCCCTACAGCCAGTACACCGTCAAGGAAAAGGACTACGGTAAGATCACCATCGAGAAGTACGCCAAGGCCGTATCTCTGGAGGCTATCCAGAATTATGGCTACGATGTGGCCGTGCAGAAGACCGATGACGAGTTCCTGTTCGACCTGACCGCAAAGGTCACTGACAAGTTCTACAAGTACCTGAACACCGGCAGCCTGAAGGGTACTCCTAAGACCTTCCAGATGGCTCTTGCGATGGCAAAGGGCAGCGTGGAGAACAAGTTCAAAAATATGCACCGGACTGTTACCGGCGTTGTGGGCTTTGCCAACGTCCTGGACGTGGCTGAGTACCTTGGCACCGCCCCGATCACCATCCAGAACCAGTACGGCTTCCAGTACATCAAGGATTTCATGGGCTACAACACCATCTTCCTGCTGTCTGACGGCGAGATCGCAAAGGGCAAGGTCATTGCCACCCCCGTGGACAACATCGTGATGTACTACGTTGACCCCTCCGACAGCGACTACGCAAAAGCTGGGCTGGTGTACACCACCGCAGGCGAGGCCAACAACCTGATCGGCTTCCACACCCAGGGCAACTACACCACCGCCGTCTCTGAGAGCTTCGCCATCACCGGCGTGACCCTGTTTGCTGAGTATCTGGACGGCATCTCTGTCCAGACTATCACCCCGGGCGAGTAATCGCCCTTTTTGAGTAGGAGGCATCCGATGAACGTCCCAGAGCTGTGCGTTTACACGCACAATTTTTTTGACCGGGCGGATGACCCCATTGCCGGGGAGTTCGCCTTTGAGCCGGACACCGTGCCCGCCGGGGTAGTGCCTGGGCAGTATTTCCTTGTGTGCGGATCCATCTTCAACGATGGGGTGCACAGAGCCGGGGACGGTGATCTGACCGCCGAGACCTTCAACGGCACGGTGCAGCCTATGCGTGTGCCACCTGACTTCGTGGCGCTGGCTGAAAAAATTGATGCATACGACAAGGCGCTCCCGGCCAGCGGCGTGTATGTGTCCCAGTCCTTTGCTGGGTGGTCCGGCACGATGGCTACAGGCGCGGACGGGCTGCCTGCCGACGGCAAGACCCGCTATAAAACCGAAATCAATCAGTGGAGGAAGATGTGACATGGTCAATCCGTTCGCTGCATCCACCGTGATGCAGGGCTTTACCCAAAAATACCGTTTTCAGACCCGCAGCTATGAACCGGACGGCCTGGGCGGCTTTGTGTCCGGCTGGCAGGACGGCCCCGAGTTTGAGGCCGTGGAGCGCCACGACACCACTGTGGAAGCTCAGGTGGCGGAGCAGGCTGACACCGCTTCCACCTATACGCTGCTGGTTAACACCGGCGTTCCGCTGGCCTTCCCGGACTACATCAAGCGGGTGAGCGACGGCCAGACCTTCCAGATCACCAGCGCAGCAGACGAAAGCAAAGCCCCGCCGGAATCCGGCATGGGGCTGCGGGCCGTCAAGTGCAAAAAGGCGGTGCTGCCGTAATGGGGCCGTCTGAGAGCATCAACCGGGCGCTGAACGCTTTTTTCAACAGCTTTGGCATCCCGGGCTATCTGGAAGATAACATCCCTCCTGCCGCTTCACTGCCCTATCTGACCTACAAGCCCACCATCCCCGGCGGGTGGAACGAAACGACATCCTTCCACGCCCGGCTGTGGTACCCCAGCAAGGGCGGCAGGGCCCCCATCCTGCAAACCGAGGATACGATCAGCACAGCCATCCCAAGAGGTGGCTTAAAAATCGAGTGCGAGGGCGGCGCTATTCTTTTGGACAAAGACGATAAAGATTGGGCACAGCCACTTAACAACACGCCTGAAGGGTATCTGTGCGAATACCTTATTTTTGAACTTACACGGCTTATACCGTGAGTAAAGGAGCAATATGGCTGAAACTTTAGCAAAGAAGTTTAACGTCAACGTTTTGACAGCGGAGGCTTTCAAGAGCATCCCCAAGGGCTCGGGCAACATTTTGTCCGATTTTTCGCTTGAGACCCCGAAAATCGATGAAACAAACGTCATCCACGCCACACAGGGCGGCGTGACTATCACCTATCAGAACTCCACCGAGGATACCCTTTCCGAAATCGACAACGCCCCCACCAACACAAAGCAGGGCGTGGAAGTCACCGGAACCACCGCAACCATCTCTTACACGACTCCAAACGCAGACCCTAAGAGCATCCAGCTTGCTATTGGTACTGCGGACATCGACCCGGAAGACCCCACCCACGTGGTTGCACGCCTGAAAACCGCTTTGACGGATTTCAAGCCCATCTGGTGGGTCGGCCCCATGATCGGCGGCGGCTTTATCGCGGTCAAGCTCTATAATGCCATGTCCACCGGTGGCCTGAGCCTGAAATCTGAGCATCGCGGCGGCGGCTCGATGCAGATCACGCTGACCGCTTTTGCAGACCTCGAGAACCCCGAACAGGCCCCGATGGAGTTCTACTCTATCACAAAGGCCGCGTCCTGATGTAAGGAGGAAAGACATGAAGGAAATCATTGATCTGGAAGGCAAGGAGTACCTTGCAAAAACTTATAAGCTGGCAAAGGCATACAAGCAGTGCCTCGTTGACACGGGCGCGGTGGCGGCGGCAACTCAGCTTGCGCCGCTGACTGGCAACGAAACCCCGGAGGAGAAGGCCAAGAAGATTGCAGAACAGGGCGCGAAAAATGCGGAAGAAATGATGCGCATGATCTACGAAGAGCACGCAGACATGACCGAAAAGGTCCTTCCGCTCTTTGTGGTGCTGGATAAGGGCGAAGAGCTTCCGCCCACCAGAAAGCTCGTTGCAGCGATGTCCCGCGCGCTGTCTGATGACGATTTCATGGCTTTTTTGAGATCCTTGATGTGATCGGCGTGGAAGGATATAAACGGATGGTCTCGACCATTCGTCTGGATTTGCTGGAACTTTTCGGCAAGTCCTATATCCTCGACCACATCAAAAAAGAAATCAGAAACCACGATGAAGTTCAATTCTACCGCAATTGCGTAGCAGATGCCGTTGGCGGACTTGCGGGAGCTGACGCTCTTTATTCCTACGTTGCTTCGTATACATTCCCACTTTATGTAAAGCAGATCGACAAGCGGTCTGCGGCGGAGATCACGGAAGAAAACAGCAAGGCTCTTGAAGAGCTGTGCGGAGGGGGTGATGAAACCTGAAACTTTTTGAATTGAGTGCCACCCTCGGGCTGGACGACAGCGCCTACCGGCAGGGCATCCAAAATGTGCAATCCGAGACAAAAAAGACCGTTTCTTCACTGTCAGGAGAGTACAGCAAGGCCGCAAAGGCCGTAGTAGAGCTGACCAGACGTTACAACGAATCGGTGGGCAGGACCGGCAAAGCGTCCTCTGAGACCAAAAATCTCAAGACCATGTTGGCACAGGCAGAAGCGCAGCTCAGAGCAACCACGACCGCGCTGAAAGCTGCAAACAACGGCATGGATGGCTTTGCCAGCTCCACGGATAAAGCGTCCAGCAAGTCTCTGGCCGGTGCAATTGCGCAAGGCACGGTCATGGCGGGCATTTTCTCGAAGCTTGGCTCCGCTGCGCTCGGTGCCGCAGAGGGTTTCATCTCTTCCGGCATTGAGTACAACGCCCAGATCGAGAAATACACCACTGGCTTTACCAATATGTTGGGCAGCGCGGAAGCGGCGCAGCAGGTCATGAGCCAGATCCAGGAAGACGCGGCAAAAACTCCCTTTGACGTGGCGAGCCTGACACAGGCCAACCAGTACCTGATCTCTGCGGGCGAAAACGCTTCCTATGCCCGCGATACCATCATGGCGCTGGGCGACGCTGTCTCTGCGACCGGTGGCGGCAACGACGAGCTGAACCGCATGTCCCAAAACCTGCAGCAGATCGCCAACACCGGCAAGGCTACAGCGGCCGATATCAAGCAGTTTGCTTATGCCGGCATCGACGTGTACGGCATTCTTGCCGACTACACGGGAAAAAGTACCGCCGAAGTGCAGAACATGACCATCAGTTATGATCTGCTGACGCAGGCTTTGCAGGCCGCATCTGAAGAGGGCGGGCGTTACTACAACAGCATGGACACCCAGAGCCAGACCATGAATGGCCGGGTATCCACGTTGAAAGATAACGTGAGCCAGCTGGCAGGATTGCTGACCGGCGATTTATCCAGCGGCTTCGGCGTTGTAATCGGCAATCTGAACGATATGCTCGTCGCAGCACAGGAAGCTTACAAGACGGACGGCTGGATTGGTCTCGCAGGCGCGATCACCGGCCTGACGGAGCCTATCAACACGGCAAAAAACGCTCTCAAGGACTTCGCGAGCAAAGCCACCACATGGCTGGATCAGCTGAGCTACAAGCTCAACCGTTTTCTCGGAAAAGCTGCCACGGCTGACTTTGATACCTACGAAGAGTACGCGGATGCAAATAACCGGAAGAGCAACAAAAACCGTTTACGGCAAAATGCTCTGAATGGCGTTGGCATCAGCAACAAAAGCTGGTCTGAACGTCAGGCGGAGCTGGCGGCAGCCAGCGGCAACGGCGGCAGCTCCATTACAACCAGCCCGTCTGGTTCTTCAACTAGGAGAAGATCCGGCTCTTCCGGCTCCAAGTCCACCACCGAAACGGTTATTTCGTCCATCTCCAGCACGGCTACCACCACCGCACAAAATGCGCTGGGCGCTGTGTCCACCAGCATCCAGACTCTTACCGAGAAGGTCAAGGACAGCTCCGGCAAGATCAAAGACCGCATCACCGAGACCACCACCACGACCGGAAAAGAGATGGTGAACGGTGTTGCCACGACCTTTAAGCAGGTCGAGACCAAAGTCAACGGCACGGTCACAAAGGTCACAAAGACCTATGATGACATGTCAAAAACGCTGCTGGGCACCTTTACCAACATTTCTGAAACCACCGTTGATGGCATCACCACAAAGGTGCAGCAGGCGGTGGAAAAGTACGCGGACGACAGCGAGCATATCAAGAAGACCGTCACAGAGACTGGCCAGCGCATCGGCGAGAACGGCGCGGAGACCTACGAGAAGATCATCACCTACATCGACGGCGTTCAAGACAAGGTGACGGAGACCTCTACTCTCATCGACAAGAGCGTGAAGGGCACCCAGAACCGCATTGACCAGCAGCTGAGCGAGGCTTCCGGCCAGCTGGATAAGGGCATTTTCGGGCTGGTAAAAAGCGCCTTTAGTGATGCCAAAAACGGCGACTGGGCAGGTCTTGGGCTGGATTTTGTCAATCTGATCTGGGGCGAGGTGTCGCAGGGGCAGCGTGACGTGATCTCTAAGTGGCTTACGGACGCACTGACCGCGGTCAATGAGGGCTACTTCAGCGGTGGCATCGGAAAGGCATTTGATATCTTCCAGAAGCTTTTTTCTGACGGCGGGGTAAAATCCGATATCGACGGTGTGACCAATTCGGTCAAGGCTTTTGGTGAGATCATCGACGGTCTTGCAAAGTCCGGCGGCGTGGGAGGCGCTCTGGGCAGCATCGTCCAGAGTTTTTCCGGCATGGCTGGTGGCATCACCTCTGCACTGGGCACTATCGTGTCTTTCGTTGCAGCAAATCCCATTCTTGCCCTGATCCTGGGCGTTGGCGCAGTCGCTGGCGGCATTGGCCTTGCCATGTGGATGGACAAGAAGAATAATCAGAAGCCTGTCAGCCACTACCAGAGCCCCTTTGACAAAACCGGCATGTATGACAGCCTGGGCACCTTCTCCACCCGCGCAGCCCTGCAGTACCGCGTCACCGGCCAGCAGTCCATCGTTGACCGGCAGACCAGCATTCTGGAGCGCATCGAGGGGATGCTGGACGAGCATCTGCCTGACATCGGAAAGGGTCAGGTGGTCATGGACTCCGGTGAACTGGTGGGCGTGCTGTCGCCCCGCATGGCGACAAACGTAGATGCACGCATCGGCGTGACAGTGGAACGGAAAGCGAGGGGTGTGTAATGGCAAAGCTTCTGGGGGCAAAAATCGGCAATTTTCACACCCTGACAGATTGGGGGCTGTACCTCAAGGTAGGCAGCCCTAAAATCGGCGCGGCAGAACCGGAAGAATACCTTGTGCAGGTCACCGGATCTGATTCGCTGCTGAACCTGACCACATGGGACGATGGCAAGGTGCACTATAAAAAGCGCACCATCACCATGGAACTGCTGTGCAACGCGCCAAAAAGCAAGTGGCCCAGCATCGAAAGCACCATCGCCAACGCCATTCATGGCAAGTGGCTGCAGTGCCGCTTTGATGAAGACCCGGCGTGGTACTGGGAAGGGCTTTGGAAAGTCACACCATCCCGCGACCGGCTTTCCAGCGCCTTTACCATCACCGGCACCTGCAACCCCTTCAAGCGCAGCGTCTACGACGGCACCAACGACTGGCTGTGGGATGACTTCAACTTTGAAACGGACATCGTGCGCAACTACACGAATATCCCGCTCAAGGCGGGCGAGGACAAAGAGGTGTCCATCACCGGTGCACCGCGTGCGGCCGGCATCTACTTCCAGCGCAGCGAGACCTCCGCAAACATCGCGGTGTCTCTCAATGGCTTTGAGGTGGGCATTCTGGCCAAGTCCACCGACTGGCAGTATATCGAGGGGCTTACTATGCCGGATGGCGTAGTGGGCACCCTCGTTTTTGCTGCATCGGCAGACTGCAGCATCAGTATCAAGTATTTGGGGGCAAGCCTATGAGCTACAAAGTTTATGCTGGTGTGCAGACGGATGTAGACACATGGAAAACTAGGGTCTGTATCCACGATATCAGCGACATTACCGACACGAAAAAGCTCATCAGCCCCACGCTGACCCGCGAAGTGGGTAAAGCTGGCTCTTTTGAGTTTACCATGCCGCTGGGCAATGTGGCACACTCTGCGCTGCAAAAGCTGCGCACTACGGTAGAGGTGGAACAGGACGGCGTTTCCATCTGGCAGGGCCGTCCTATGAGCCATGAGCAGGATTTTTTGATGCGTCAGAAAATCTACTGCGAAGGGGAGCTTGCGTATCTGAATGACAGCGGCATTGCGCCATACGCTGCAAAAAATGTGAGCTTTTCGCAATTTTTGGAATGGATCTGCGATAACCACAACGGAATGGTAGATGCATACAAAGCTTTTACTCCTGGCAATGTGCAAATGGACATTCCAATGATCGTGCCCTATATCGACGGCATCAAAGTCGTGCAGGTGGGTTACAGTTACGATTCTGATGATGGAGATTACATTTACCATTGGGGAATTGTAGACCCCGTGGATGGAAAGACGAATATTTTCTATGAGCAAACAGAGAGCGACAAAGCTTCCTGCCTGAGCTGGAAAATCGGTGAAGAGCACATTGCGAACGGTCGCATTATTTCACGGATTGGAAGCAACAATTTCCGCGTGCGTCTGTTTGCAGCCTATGTAAAGGGCAAAACGTACGCCGCAAAGGTCGAAGTGAAAAAAGCCGAAATCGTCTGCGGTACTTGCAACAAGAATTTTGGCACGTACTCCATTTACAACGTTGAGCAGGCATCTGAATCCAAGACCTTTAAGATCACCGAGCAAAACGGGAAATACATCCTTGCTATCAACGGCAAGACGGATCCCCGCTTTTTGTTTGATGTGAAGGAACCTACATACAGCTTTGGCGATGGAAAAAACTACGGCATTACATGGGACATCTTGCAGAGTGAGCTGGTTGAAAAGTACGGCGGATATCTGGTGCTGCGCCATGCAGAGGATCCTAACGGAAAACCGCGCCGGTATCTGGACTATCTGCAGGCGATCACCGATAAAAACAGCCAGACGGTGGCTTTTGGAACAAACTTGCTGGATTTGACCAACAACGTCAAAGCAGAGGATATCTACACGCGGGTGATCGCGGTAGGCGCCAAAAAGATAACATGGCTTGTTTTTTCGTGGGGCGAGACCATCACAGAAACCGCAAACGATCTGGCTGCGCAAAAGCTTTTTGGCATCATCACAAAAGTGATCTTTATTGAAGGCATCGAAAGCACGCCGCAGTCTTTGCTAGATGCGGCAGAGGAAGAACTTGCCAAAAATCTGCGCTATCTGAACGGCATGACAGTCAAAGCGGTCGATCTGAAAGACGCTGATATTGATGTCAGCCGTATTGCAATTGGAAAGCAAACTCACATTTTCTCTGCACCGCATGGTGTAGATACCTGGCTGCTGTGTTCCAAACTTGTTGAGCCGTTGGATTCGCCGGATAAAAAGGAGTTTACATTTGGCACTGAGTTTTCCAGCATCAGCGACCTGCAGGCTTTGAGTGCACGCAAAGCGTCCGATGCTTACGATTTGAGTCGATCGCTCAAAGGGTACATGTCAGGCTAATGAGACAGGAGGTGTTTTATGGATAAAACTTTTGATGAAGCCATTGCGGGAATCCGTAAGGCTGAGCGAGGCGTGGAAGTCCGTGAGGACATCGCACAGGGCATGGAGTACGTCAAGCAGTACGCCGAGGAAGTGACAGACCAGCAGCAGGCCGCCCTGCAGGCCGCTCAGACCGCCACCGGAGCAGCCAGCACCGCGACGAAAAAGGCCGCAGCAGCTGCAGAGAGCGAAAGCGCCGCCCGGACCTCCGCCGCCGAAGCAGCCCAAAGCGAACGGTCAGCGTCCGCAGACGCAACGAACGCGGAAAGCTCTGCCGCTTCTGCTAAAGCTGAAGCGGACAGGGCTGCGGCCATCGTAAGCACCGACAAGACGCTGAGCGTCGAGGGCGCTCCGGCTGACGCAAAGGCTGTTGGCGATGCGCTGAAAAGCATAAAGCTTCCCGTTGCCACCGCCACCACGCTGGGCGGCGTCAAGCTGAGTGACGACTTCACGGCAGATGCAGACGGCACACTGCATCTGGCAGGCGGTACTGCCCCGGACCCTTACCCCGTGGGCAGTATTTTTCAAACAGTCAGCACTACCAGCCCCGCCGCCCTGTTCGGCGGTACATGGCAGGAGATTGCGCAGAACCGGGTGCTGATGGGTGCGCCCTACGCCCACGCAGCAGGCAGCACCGTGGAGGCTGGACTGCCGAACATCACAGGCAGCGTGGGCAGATTCGCAAGCGGTCACCATTCTAACGAACTAGATAGAAAGCAGGGTGCTTTAAGCTATTCAGGGCAAGACAACAATTTGGGCTATTACAGCTCTAGCGGCTCGTACGGATATGGCTACTACATTGATTTTAATGCCTCTAGCTCCAACGCCATTTATGGCCGCAGCAACACCGTGCAGCCCGCCGCCTACTATGTGCACATCTGGCGGCGCGTGGCCTGAGAAAGGAGGCTTTGAACCATGAAGATTATTGACGAGAACGGCGCAGCCGTGGAAAACCCGGACCTGACCCTTGGGTATCTGACCGCCAGCACCGAAGAGATCACCCACCCCGCCGTAGAGGGCGTGGAAGAGCAGTGGCACTGGGAGACAGTGACCGAGTATCCGAACGGTGGCAAAGACGTGCAGAAGGTCGTTGACCGCCCCGGCGTAAAGGCGCAGGAGGAATGGGTGGAACAGGTGCCCATTCAGCGGTACATCCGCTATACCGCCGAAGAGCTGGTTGCTCAGGAAGAAGAGCGCAAAAAGGCCGAAGCCCGGGAGAAGCTGCCGGAAACGGTGGCGGCACTGCAAAAAGAAAACGAGATGCTCAAGCAATGCTTGCTTGAAATGAGCGAGATTGTTTATGCATAAAATCACACAAAGAATCGAAAGGATGGTATTTATGATGGCAATGTTGTGGGCACAGGAAATCATGTCTGCTGAGACTGTCGAGGAGGCAAAGGCGCTGTATGGGCGCTGCCCCCGCCTGCTGAAGGAGAAGGCCAAGGCGATTCTTATCAAGAGCGGCTTTGAGGAAATCACGCAGTAAGGAGGACGCTATGGCTGAAATCATGGATGTGTCCCGGTATCAGGGCACGATCAACTGGGACAAGGTCAAGGCGAGCGGAAAAGTGGACGGCGTGATGATTCGCGCCATGGGCAACAGTGCAAGGGGCAAGCCCAGTGCACCCTACACTGACCCGCAGTTTGCCCGCAACTACGCAGAATGCAAGCGGCTGGGCATCCCCTGCGGCGTGTATGGCTATTTCAAGGCAGTCAACCGGGAGCAGGCTGACAAGGAGCTGGCCTACTTCAAGAAGCTGCTCACCGGCCGGAGCTTTGAGCTGCCGGTGGCTGTGGACATTGAGGACGAAGTGCAGAAGCCGCTGGGCAAGGCCGCACTGACCGACCTGACGGCCTACATGCTGAGCACGGTGGAAAGCTGGGGCGTGTACGCTCTGCTCTACACCGGCCTGTGGTTTGGCAGTACCTTCCTGTACATGGGCGGCGCGGCCCTGAAGCCCTTCGACGTGTGGCTGGCTGCCTACCGCACGAAGAAGCCCTCCCCCGGCTGGCCCTTTGGCATGTGGCAGTACACCAGCACGGCGCATATCCCGGGCGTTGTGGATGCTACCCCGGGTAAAACCACCAACGTGGACATGTCCCACGCATACAAGGACTATGCGGGTATCATCAGCAAGAAGGGTCTGACCCGTCTCCGGGAGGGTAAATGACCGAAAAAGAAGCTTTACTGTGGGTGCTTGGCATCCTGGGCAGCCTGTGCGCTGCGGCCATCACCATTGACAAGGTGCTGGACATCATCCACAAGTACATCAAAAAGGCACAGGCCCCCGACGATGCCCAGAACAAGCGGATGGATACGCTCGAAAAAAGACTTGGCGTGCTGGAACAGGGACAGCTTCAGCACGCACAGGCCCTTGCAAGAGACCTGCGCCGCTTTGACGGCCTCGATGAAGAAATGCGTCTCGTACTCGTTGGCGTACAAAATCTTTTGGATTCACAGCTGTCCGGAAACAACCGCGAAGGTATGCAAAAAAGCAAATCCGATATTAACAACTACCTGCTGAAAGGAGTAACAAATCATGGAAGCAATGTTTAACTTTATCCCCGCACCCATCGCACTGGTACTGATGTTCATCGGCTTTGCCGCGCTGGCCGTTGGTGCCATCCGGCTGGGCTACAAGCAGTACGTCAAGCAGTGGGCACTGGAGCTTGTGACCATCGCCGAGGACAGCATCATGGGCAGCGGTCAGGGCGCAAAGAAAAAGGCACAGGTCTTTGCCGCGCTGCGCGGCGCACTGCCGGGCTGGCTGAAGCCTTTCATCACGGATGAAGTGCTGGACAGCGTGATCGAAAAGGCCGTCAGCATGATGAAAAAGGCACTGGCAGAAAAGAAGCCTACCATCAACAAGGGGTAAATTTATGATTGAGCTAAGCGTATCTCTCGCATCCAATGGCGTCGTCAAAGTGCCGGGCTATGAGCAGATGCTTCGCTTTGGCTACACCAAGAACCGGGGCGTGTACCGCCTGCACGTTGATGCAACCGGCGAGTGGAAAGGGCTGGCTATCCGCTGCTTCTGGCACGTCCCGGACGGCGAAGACCCGGCATCCTCGCTGGTGGCGGACGGCGCGGTGGACGTGCCTGCCAGCGTGACCGCGCAGCCCGGCAATGGGTGCATCACCTTTGAGGGCAGCGACGGCACCAAGACCGTCACCAGCGCAGATCTGCACTACCGTGTAAGTGCCAACTCCGGCACAGAGGACGGCACCGCGCCGGAACCGGGCACCCCTGCATGGCAACAGTTGGTGGATGCCGTGCACACCGACGCCACCGCCGCAGAGCAGGCAAAGGCCGATGCCCAGACCGCCGCACAGCAAGCAGCCACCAGTGTAGGCAATGCCAGCCAGAGCGCTCAGGAGGCCGCTGACAGCCTGCAGGAGCTGAAGGACGGCATTGCCGCTGGTGACTTCAAAGGAGACAAAGGTGACAAGGGCGACGCTGGTCCCATCGGCCCGGCCGGTCCGCAGGGTGAGCAAGGCCCTAAAGGTGAGACTGGCCCTGCCGTAGCACTGGACACCACCCTCACCCACGAGGACGAAGCCGCTGACGCAAAAGCCACAGGTGACGCTATCAGCGCAGTCAAGGCGCGGCAGAACGTCCTTATCGGCACTGAGACAGGCAACCCCATCTCCGTTGACGACGCGTTTTCGAGTCCCCTGTGCGGCCTGACCGTGTACGGCAAGAGCACGCAGGACGGCACACCAAGCCCGGACACCCCTGTGCCTATCGTGAGCGCAGGCGACGGCGGGAGCGTGGCGGTGACCTTGAGCGATGGGAACGGCAAAACGCAAACTCTCACCCTGCCCACACCCACTGGTCTCCCCGGCGTCCCTGTCCCCTCTGGCGGCAACTACACTGACCCGCAGGGACAACAGTGGGTGTGTGACGAGGTGGATTTTGAAAAGGGGGTGAAGGTGCAGAGGGTAAATCGACTAAAACTGGATGCCTTGTCGTGGCGATATGAACTCACACCGACAAACAAAGCTGACACTTTTATTTCTAACGTTCCTGCATCGTAAGACGGCACAACGCGAGGATATGCTTTGTGTCAATATGCTGTTTTTGACGGTGTTGCTTATGATATCGAAATGAAAGAGGCTTGTAGATGCTATGTGTGGATCAAAAGCGTAACGCTACAGTTTAAGGCTGGTTCAGGCGTTAACTCGGTCGATTCCTTTTCTGAATGGCTTAAAGCGCGCCCAGACGCAAGCATTTTTTACTGTCTCGCCACCCCCATCGAAACCCCGCTCACTCCTGACGAAATTGCCGTTTACAAAGCCCTCACCGCTTACGGCCCTGACACTGTGGTGCAGGCCAGTGACGGTGCGGGGGTCAAGCTGGGGTATCAGAGGGACGTGAACATTGCAATCAAACGCATTGAGGATGCTATTGCATCCATGACCGCTACCTAAAGGAGGTACACATGGCAATTAAATCCAAATCTCGCCACGATCTGACCCTGCGCTCAATCAAGCGGGAGATTTCCGCAGGGCGTGACGTGGCATACTGGCTGGATAAGGCGTACACCCATCTGGACAGCGGCCTTCTGACGGAGGACGACATCGCAGAGGTGGAAGCCCTTGCGCAGGCGTACTACGATGCGCTGGACGCTGAGGACAAGGCGAACGCTGAGGAAATCACACTGTAAGGAGGATATCATGGCAAGCACTACATACGAGCATTTTGTTGACACCAACAAAATGTACGCCGCACAAGAGCATTTTCGGCACGTCACGAAAATGGTCTTTGCACGTCTTCGTGGCCTCACGAAAACATACTATATCGGCAATGTCAACAAACTGGTGACGTTTTGTCACCGTTTCGCCGTGCTTGGCACTATGGTGCGCAACGCCGGACAGCTGCCGCAGCCCTTCTGGCTCGGTGCTGCCCGTGGCGGCGGCTCGTGTAGTGCTGCCCGCTGCGCTGCAAGGACTTGACCGACAGCAGATGACCGTCGCTATCAAAAGCGCACCGCTTGGGAGGGTAGACCGTAAGATAGCCTTACTGCGGTACGTTGAGCGGCTTCCGCTGCCGGACATTGCAGCACAGACACATTACAGCCGGACGGCGGTAGGCTACCGGCTGAAAGTTATTGATGAAAAGCTAGACGAAAGGAGCTCACCGTGAACCTCGAAAATGTTCCGACCGCAAATCTTATTACAGAGCTTCGCAAACGCGAGAGCGTGGAAACGACCGCTGTTGAGCCCTATCAGGACGCAGCAGTCAGAGTCAACGGCCCTGCGCTGGTTCTTGTCGTGACGGATTGATTGTGGTATAATAACATCAACAAATCCACCCGGCCTCTCGAAGAAGCGCATTAGGGCGGATATCTGAACCCGTCAAGCCTCTCAACGATGCGTATCATGGCGGGTCTTTTAGTTGATACAGTCTCCTGCCCGCCTACTTGCAGTGCGTACCATGCGGGAGGCGCCTTTAGACTTGAAAGGCTGCGGCCTTTGTAGAGAGCGGCATTTCCTGTAGGAGGTTCCGCTCTTGATTTTACAAAAAAACTCCCCTGCTTTGCCGAAGCCCTGCGTTCCACGCGGGGCACGTTGTAGGCAAAGTGGGGGATTTTTTGCAAGTAAAACGTTCAAACTTTCTATTTTGCATCATTTTATATAAGTATATTTATATCTTTAAGCGCTCATGCGGATTTTTCCGTGTGGGCGCTTTTATTTTTTTGTCCTTCGTTGTACCTTCGTTGTCTCTCACGGCGGTTTAAAAAAGTACACTGGGCGCAAAGGGAGGGGGTGCCATGTGGCACAGATTTAACCCAAACCCGCGCGGGAGCAGTGTCGGGGACTGCGTAGTGCGGGCGGTAGCTGCGGCCACTGGGCAGAGCTGGGAGCAGGCCTACATTGGATTGGCGCTGACCGGCTACGCCCTCGGCGATATGCCCAGCGCCAACCGCACATGGGGCGCGTACCTCCAAAAACAGGGTTACAAGCGCCGCATGGTGGAAGCAGACTGCACAACCTGTTACACCGTGGCAGATTTTGCCCGGGAGTACCCGCGCGGCGTGTATGTGTTGGGCTGCTCCGGCCACGTCCTGACCGTGATCGACGGTGCGTGGTGGGACAGCTGGGACAGCGGCGCAGAATGCCCGATTTACTACTGGTATAAGGAGGAGTAAACGATGCCTTACAATCCGTATGCGTATCAGATGCCGACATACTACGGCCAGCCAATGCCGGACAACCTCGCTCAACTCAGGCAGGGAGTGGGCTATCAGTCTCCCATGATGCAGCAGCCGACAGCACAGACAGCACAGGCTACGCCCTCCATCATCTGGGTGCAGGGAGAAGAGGGCGCAAAAGCCTATATGGTCGCCGCAGGCAACAGCGTACTGCTGATGGACAGCGAAAACAGCGCTTTTTACATCAAGAGCACCGACACCAGCGGGATGCCGCTACCTCTCCGCGTCTTTGACTACAAGGAACGCACCACGGCGACAAAAATGCCCCCTCAGACGGCGCAGCAGCCCGGCGGGGAGTTTGTCACCCGAGCAGAGTTTGACGCTCTGGCAGCCCGCTGTGCGGCGCTCGAGAAGCAAGAGCCTGCAAAACCTGAAACGGAGGTCAAATAAGTATGGCAAACCCTCTTTTTAACGCACTGGGCGGCGGTATGCCCGCCATGCCAAACCCTATGGGTCAGTTCGGGCAGATGATGCAGCAGTTCCAGCAGTTCCGTGCAAACTTTCAAGGCGACCCGAAAGCAGAGGTGCAAAAGCTGCTGCAATCCGGCAAAATGTCACAAAACCAGCTGAACCAGCTGCAGGCGATGGCGCAGCAGTTTCAGCAGTTCCTCCATTAAGCCGTAACCGTGGCCACGGTTCAAGCATAAAAATCATTCAAAACACACGAAAGGAGTACAAAAATGTCTCTTTCTTCCGATTCTGCGGTTCTGACCATGCCTGTTCAGCCCGCAAACACCAACGGCGGCAACGGCTTTGGCTTTGGCAATGATGGCGCATGGTGGATCATCATCCTGTTCCTGTTCGCCTTCTGCGGCGGCTGGGGCGGCAACTGGGGCGGCAATGGCAACACCGGTGCCGGTGTCGTTGACGGCTACGTCCTGACCTCCGATTTTGCCAACATCGAGCGCAAGATGGATGGTATCAACAACGGCATGTGTGATGGCTTCTACCAGCAGGCTCAGCTTGTCAACGGCGTGCAGCAGACCGTGAACAACGGCTTTATGTCCGCAGAGATCAGCCGCGCAAACCAGCAGGCGGCGTTCATGCAGCAGCTGTTTGCCATGCAGATGCAGCAGCAGGAGTGCTGCTGCGAGAACCGCTCTGCCATTCAGGGCGTCAACTACAATTTGGCCACCCAGTCCTGCGAGACCCGGAACACGGTGCAGAACACCACCCGGGACATCATCGACAACCAGAACCAGAACGCCCGCGCCATCCTTGACGCCCTGACCGCACAGCGCATCGAGGCAAAGGACGCAAAGATCGCTGAGCAGGGTCAGCAGCTGTTCGCAGCACAGCTTGCGGCATCTCAGGCAGCCCAGAACGAAACACTCAAGGCCTACATGAGCGGTCAGCTGGCCTACTACAACCCCCGCCCTGTGCCCGCATTCCAGGTACCCGCACCCTACCAGTACGGTAACTGCGGCACCGGTTGCGGCTGCAACGGTTGCGCATAACCGAATCACGGCAACTTTTTCCAAAATGGGAAATGTTCAGCCCCTGAGCTGATTTTGCAAACCAGAGCGCCGGGGCAAAAGTCCCGGCGTTTTTCTATGAAAGGAGCATTTGAATGACCGTAGCAGAGCTGAAACAGCAGTTTGTAGATTATCTGTACAGCATGGATAAGAACAAAATGAGCATGATGGAATTGAACAACTATGTTTTCATTTTGAAAACCCTGCTTGATACGGAAAAAGCAGATCCATCCAATTCTTGGATGGATATCTTAAAAACCGTTTATGCAGTAAATGCGCCTGTTTGTGCAGAAAAGGAGGTTTTGGATAATGGCTGAATTTAGCAATTCTAACACCGTCAGCGTGGCAGCGGGTGAAAACCTTCCCCTGACCGAGACCGCAGTGAAAGCGCCTGCGTGCATTGTGCACCGTGAGGGCAGCGGCCTTGTGACCTTGCGCGGCCTGACCAGCGGGCAGTGCAGGGCCTGCTTCAAGGTAAGCTTTGGCGGCAATATCGCCATTTCAACCGGCGGCACTGTGGGACCTGTTTCCGTGGCGCTGGCTGTCGGCGGTGAGTCGCTGACCAGTGCGACTGCCATTGTTACCCCGGCGGCAGTCGAAAATTACTTCAACGTTTTCGTGGCTGCTTTCATCGAGGTGCCGCGTGGCTGTTGCGTGACCGTGTCGGTTAAAAACACCAGTACGCAGGCAGTCAGCATTGCAAACAGCAATCTGATCGTTGAGCGGGTAGCATAAGAAAGGAGATAAAGTCATGCTGGATAAACTGAATCACCTGAAGGATGAGATGTGCGAAGAGCTCATGGAGCTGACGGACAAAAAGAACCGCTCCCCGGGCGATGTTGAGATGATCGGCGAGATCGTGGACATCATTCTGGACATCCACCGCATCGAGGATTACTGCGAGGGCGGCGAGTACAGCCGTGCGGGCGAGTGGGAAGCTGACATGCGCGGATCCTTCAACCGCGATGCCGGAAACGGTTACAACCGGGGCAACAGCTATGCCAACCGAGGCCGTCACTATGTGCGCGGTCACTACTCCCGCACGGATGGCCGTGAGCGCATGATTTCTGACATCGAGGACATGATGCAGGAAGCAACCGGTGCAGAGCGTGACGCCTACAAGCGGGCCGCTGACATCTTGCGCAACGCATAAGGAAGGGGGGCGGCAGGCATGGACATTGACGAGATCAACACCCATATTCACAAGCTGAAATGCGGATCCACTGACTGGCAGAGCGTGGAAAAGCTTGCCGCCCTCTGCACTGTGCGGGACGAGCTGGAAGAAAAGCAGGCACCTGAAACGCAGACCCAGGCATTGCCGTCCACGGATTACCGGGCGGCGTACTCCGCAGCAGCGGAACCACAAAGCGACTTTGTGGCGGCTGCCAGCTCTGTTCCTTTCGGCGGTCTGATGCAGGTTCTTGACGAGCACATGAAAGCAATAAAGCTGGTGTACCCGAAAGAGTATGAGCTAGTAATGCGGAAGATAAGTGACTTGTAAAAAGACATAAAATGTGCTATTTTTACATAAGCTTCAGCGTTTGGGCACGATGCGCATAGTCTAGCAATAATTCAACAAATCAATAATTATTTACATTGATACGTCAAATAAACTTGATTTGTAATCAGTGGGTTGCGGGTTCGACTCCTGTCACCAGCTCCAAAAATAA